TAGAAAATGCAGCGTATGCACCCTGCAATTCGTTCACCATCCTGAACGGAAAGCCGGATAGCATCTCCGCTCTTTCCTCATCTGTTTTAGATGGGAAAAGATATTTCAGTGCTTCAATGCTATCAACCCCTAACTCTTGAAGGTTTCTTACAACAATTGAGTTGTTAAGAATATCTTGCGTCGAGTCCTCGTAAACAGGGCCTAGCCAACGCCATAGAACTGTTATGTCTCCGTCTGGAATTAACCCCACCACATTAGGCGGAATCATCTGTGTTTCAATGCATGCCATCATGATTTGTTTGAGCTTTTGCTCATACATTTGCATGGCTTGCTTGTACATCTCCTGTTGTTCAGGAGGTGCGCTAGGTTCGAGTGCAATTGGCTTTTCGAGTTTTGCAGCTTGAGCTAGGGTTGTTTTAAAGATCTGTTCTTCTTGGTAAATAATTAATTCAAAACACCGACAAATACCATGTTCATAAATAGCATTTGCTTTTTTCTTGGTTGTTGCAGCAACACGACCGAACAGTGATTTGTATTCAGTTGCGGTGACGCCAGCAGAAATAGAAAGCTCGTCAACACCACCAAGTGCCGTACGAATCTCTTCTCGATACTGTCGACCAAATGCGTTTTGGTCTCCCGTGATTGCGTCGGGAACAATGTAACCAACACGATCGTTTGGCTCCAGGTTCGCAATAACGCGTGGCACTCTGATCTGAGCTTCCATGCCACGACTGACGGGATCAGCCTTGAACATGGATGCACTCATAGGTGATTGGCTAGCAAACCCTGAGTGTGATTTCAACACATGGAATGAAGTTGAGTGTATTCGGGAACTTCTTGGTATCACCCGTTAAGGTGTACGTAGGCATGTCAAAGTTAAGTTCAGATTCAGAATGAGTCTCTTCAATTGAATCTGCTTTAATTGACAAACGAATGTATCTCTTTGCTCCAGGGCTGTAAGCGTTGTTAACGCCGGGGGTATTGGTAAGACTCTTCATCTGGATGTCACCAAAGCCATTCATGGCTTTGCGCACCTTATAGCTGTAGATGATTACAACTTCGTCCAGTTCGCCATCAACGTTGTAATAGGAACGATATTCGTGTTTACGGAAATAATACAGACGGTAATTGTTTTTAGTAGGACGGATGTAAAAAAGTCCTTGGCCATCACAGATGAAATACTCCCAAATGGAATCAAGTCTCGTATCAAGCTTGTTGTATTTGCAAACACGATCAAGGAAGTCTTTACGTTGTGAACCGAAGTTATCTTGGGATGGGAAGAATTCAACTCCTTGGCGAATACCAAAGAGTTTCATCTGTGCAATATGGGACGCGACAATGCCTGTGTCAACGACAACGCCACTATCTCGATCAAGATAAGCGTTGACAATTTCTTGAAGTCTGGCTTTAGCGTCCGCCATTATTTACTTTGGTTATTGAGTAATACTAGCAGGTTTTAAGAAACCGTCATATTCGAAAAACCTGCGGGTAAAGTGCCGCGATAAAACGTTGCGTTTGCTGCGTTTGCACCGTTGGGTAGATAGCTCATCGCCGCACCATTCCCTGGGGCACTTGGGTCATAACGCCCACCCATCTGCGCCATAGCGCCGTAAAGATTGCTGGAACCAAACGGACTACCTGCCATTGGAAGCTGAGGGAATCCTGGGGCTCCTGGCATTGGCTGCGGTTGCCCTGGGCCATAGACGTCATCAATGTTCTTGCGATTCTCACCGGGAAGAATAGGCTTGTCTTTATTCTTTGCACCCGGAATTTGAAAACGAGGATCAAACGGACTTGCGGCCATTGCTCCTGAATTGCCTAAACCTGTGCCGTAAAAACCACCGGGCTGCGTGAAATAATTTTGCACTCTAAATACTTCCGCTATTGGAACTATTCTACTCTTCTATAACTTCGTAGCCAGCGGCATCATTGACTTTGGTGATGATAATGCCAGTGCCACGTACATCCCAATTAAGGACGTCGCCTTCTTGCCAGCCAAGCTCTTCGACTACTTCGTCGGGAAACGTGATGTACTGGTCTCCGTTCTCATCCTCTTGGACTTCGAGAATGTAACTCATTTTGATTCGAGCAATTTCTCCATTAGCTTATCAAGCTTATTGTTGATTTGATTGAAGTTGTCGTGCATTTGCTGGATTTCTCTTAGGAAGTCTACCTTAAGAACGTAATCTAAAGGCATGCGTTTTAAGTCGTCTTCCAAAACGTCAATCCTTCGTTTCTGCGAGCCGATGTAATTGAAAGCTTGTTGGATTTGGTCGTTTTGTCTTCCAAGGATTTTACCTGCAACCCAACTGCCACCGGTAATAGCGGATACAACGGCCGTTAAACCGATAGCAATGTATTCAGGCCCCACGACCAAATTCGCTTTTTTCTAATTCTAAGGTTCAGTAATCGACGTGGAGTTTTCCTTTGCGCATTAATCCGTTAATCATCCAGACTAAAGCATCAACGCAGTCATCATGACTGCTGACACCAAAGTTTGTCAGCTCTTCAAACATCGCGGTGAAGTTGCGGTAGCGATTGAAGATCAGTTTGCGATCCTCAAACAAACCCATACAGCCACGGAAGCGTGCCAATTTATCGGCGCGGAATCCTTTGACGGGATGCCAATTCAAGTTGTAAAGGCTTTCATTGGTTAAACACACGCGTTTAAAATCGGCCTCCAAAGAAGCCTGGTATTGTACCGCTTCTGAATAAATGTCGCACGTTGAATATGTTGGGTAGTAATTGCCATTCTCATCTTGTCCAAGGATATTCCAATCATTGAGGAGTTCTTTGAGAGCATCAAGTTTCTCAAGGTTTCCCATAACACGTAATCGACGATAGTCGATGACATGAATGCGATCTCCAATGCGACCACCCAATACCATGACGGTGTAGTCATTCTTCTCTTTGGTGCCCGCAGATAAGTCAACACCTACAGCAAGACAATCAAATTCAGTTGCAATCTCCGCTTTAACAATCAGTTCTGGTGCCAGAGATAATTCATTCTGCCTGACGACTTGATTCATGTACTGGAACGAGAAGGCAATTGGTGCTTGTCGTTTCTTTTCTTTTAAGTAGTCAAGTGACCACATGTCTGGCCAATATGAAACCTCTTCTCCCGTTTTAGGATCAGTAAGGATGGCAGATAACACAATCTGAAGCCAGTTGTTTTGTGTGTTAAATGTCGTTGCATGGATGTCATCATGTCTGAAGCGAGTACCAAGGCAGATAGCCCTGGCTCCTTCAAACATGGTGGGTGCAATCACAGCATTCCAGTTATCCTGCATCTGTTTACGAATGTCAGGGTTGGAGATGTCTGCGGCAGATTTAATGGCGTCATCAATGATCACCAGGTGTGAACGCTTGGAGGTCACCGAGCCTTTGAGACCTGCGGCACAGAGTGTAAATTGTTCCTCACCCGTGGTATCAATGCCAGCAAACTTGTGATCGATTGACCAGTACTCATTACTGGTTACGTTCTTGAGAAGACGTACGGTTGGAAAGACTTCTTGGTACCGCTTGCTTTCAATGATGCGTTTAATGGTCGCCGACTTAGAACGTGCAATGTCAACCGTATAGGAGAGATAAAGAATTTGTAGTGGCTTCTTGGCTTGTGTATGAAGACCAATAGCCCATGCCGTGAACAAACCTAAGATTGTGGACTTAGCAGATCCACGTGGTGCCAGAAGATCAACATTGGGTCCTGCAATTTTTAAAAGACACGCACTATCTTCGCCTGTAACAAAATGACGATGCCATTCTTTATGATGCTGTGCAGGAGGTTTATCGGCTACGTAATCACAAAAGTATCCAAAGTCTTCTCTTGCTTTCTTTAGAGACTCAAGATTACGTGGTACACGAATTTGTTGCCTACGTGCAGCAGCTTGCGCGTTACGTCGATATGCAAGATGTTGATATGCAGGCACAATAAGTAATCAGCTAGTAACTGAATACTACTTCATTCGTTGACGTTTTTGTTTTTCCTCTTCTGTGCTTGGTACTGGCGTGCCTTTTCCAAAGCTGCTTGGTGCTTGTCTTTGTCCGACATTGGGCTGTTGTCCTGGTTGCGTGCTTCCCGTTCTTTGAGGTGCGCCAGGATTTGGGGAAGCTGTTGGCGGTTGGTTTCCATTCTGTTCATTACGTGTTTCTGCAACAGCGCTCAATACTCTTGCGCCTTCGGCTGCAGGACTTTTAGCTTCACCACCAATGGGTGCTCCTTGTAATTCACGACGTCCACCAAACCGATTTCGATTCTCCTGCAATCTTTGCACAGCAGCACCAAGGCTACCAGCAAGCATTGCGTCGTTCCCTTGGTCGGTAGTTGGTTGTGGTGAATTCATCATATGTGTATTTTAACTTAACTGTCTTCGTACTGCATTTTGGCCCAAATACTCATGGACGCTTCTTCCAAGGGGATTTCAATTGGGTCATCTTTGAAGATAATTTGTAATTCACGTAGAGCACGATCTGCACCAGCCATTAGCAATCCTTTGCGATCACGGCTAGATGTGAATAGTTCAATCTGCGCAATAGTGCCACGTAATTCTTTTTGCATGCCAGCAATACGTGCCACGCCAGCATCACGTTTGACAACACCGTTATCAACGTCTTCTCGTAACTTACGGATATCTTCCTGCATCTCCTCAATTTCATAGAGGAGTTTCTTGCGATGATCCGGCTTTTTGTAATGGGATTTAACCCATAAATCACACGCAGAAATACTACCTCCATAGCCAAGGAATCTGGCATAGAGATAGCATTCAATCACCGAGAAAGTTTCCTCGGCAAAACTACAAAACGCATCTTGATCTGAAGACGTTAAGTTGTCGACCCATTGGTCAAACAACTCAATATCGATAGCCTCGTTGCGCCTGGTTGTAGTCTCTGGCTTCTTCTGTATCTTTGAATTGCTGGCCTTGCTCTGCGGAAGTGCGTTGTTCAGACGCACCTTTGCCGATGGTTTCGCGTTCTTGGGTTCCAGCATCTTCTAATTTTTTCTTGGAAAAACTATAAGCCACTTCAGCGGCCTGTCGATATTTGTCAATATCAAACGGGTCGTCCTCAGTTGTTTTATTAACTTGGCCGGGAGGCAACGTTGTCATGGCTTATAACTGCCTCAAGATTAGAAATTAGACATCATGCTAGCGAGACCCTGTTGGAAAATGTCACGACGACCTTCAACAGACTTCTGACGTTGCTGGCGACCTTTAGATGCTTCAAGGCGGTTACGAAGAGCCTCAAAATTATTAAGGTCAAAATTAGTGGCGGTATCAGTACCGGTATTTGTAAGAGCGTTCATTTTACTCTTTCTTTAATAAAGGTTTAAAATCAGAAGTTGGACATCATGCTGGCAAGACCTTGTTGGAAGATGTCACGACGACCTTCAACAGACTTCTGACGCTGTTGGCGACCTTTAGATGCTTCGAGACGCTGAAGGAGTTGTTCGAAGTTGTTAAGGTCAAAATTAGTAGCAGAATCGCTACCGGTATCAGTGAGAGCGTTAGTCATTTGTTATTAACCAATTGTAGGTCTCTAAGTATTATAAACAGACTTAACCAAAGGCAATACCAAGTAAGTTGTACATCTTCTGATTAGCATCCATCCTGGCGATGTCTTTATCCGCTTCCGTACGAAGGCCCATGGTTTTGTAATCCCACTCGCCTTTCTTCTCTACGTTCTTAAGTGAGTAGCTACCTTCAATATCGGCCACGTCTTTCAAGCCAGCGTTAATGATCTCCTGAAGCCTAGCTTTTTTATCCCCTTCGATTGTGGCAACTGCAGTGCGCCAGCGCTCTTCGGAATCTGTGGCATACTTGGTTCCTTCAAGAGTACGGTCGTAGCCGTAATTGGATGCATCTCTTTGAATCTTTGCAATTTCTTCGGCAGATTTTGCGCGAATACGATCGCTTTCTAATCCAAAACCTCCTTGAAGATCAGCCTTTTCAAGTTCTGTTTTAGAAATTTGTTCCCAGGCAAATAAGCCGCCTCCGTTTGCCTCATCGTTATTAGTAACGCCCCCTGCTTCCGCTTCTCCAGTTCCACTTGTTACTTGGTTCAGCGTGTCTTTATTTGTTTGATAGTATTGCTTACCGCTGTCAGCTAACTTGATGCCTTTGTCTTCAAGTTTATCTTTTAGATCCGCCAAGGATCTACCACTACCCGTTGCAATAGCTTCAAGCTCTTTGGCGCCAGCTTTATTGCCTTTTACTTCGTATTTAACACCACCAACCATAATTGTTGTGGTGTTTGATTTATTGTTAGCTTTTGGTTTGTCCTCTTCTTTTTGATTTTGTTTAGTTGACGGAACAATAGGCTGAAGAATAGGTTTAACAATAGGTTGGATTGTAGGTTTATTTTGCGCAGGCTTATTAGGCTTGTTGTCCTCCTTCTTGGGTTGGATATTAGGTTTGTTATCAGCAGGCTTATTAGGCTTGTTATCCTCCTTCTTAGGTTGGATATTAGGTTTGTTTTCAGCAGGCTTGTTAGGCTTGCTCTCCTCTTTCTTAGGTTGGATGTTGGGTTTATTTTTTGACATGAGTTATCTCCTATGCGCTAGGTAAGTACTTGCTTTGGAATGTACTTGTTGCAGCATTCCCATATCTACCTGTTAGTTTACCAGTACTGTCTCTTTCAGGTGTACCAAAAATATCAGCAAGTAGCTGTTGGTTCGGCGTCATTACTTTGCCGCTGGCAATCATGTCAGCCTTGAGTAAGTTCTCAAAAGCTGCACCGCTTCGAATATTTTCTGCTCTAGCTCGATCAGCAAAACGATCGTAGTCTTCAGGACTGTATCCAATGCCCTGTTGCCGATATAAATTACTAGCAATATCTTGGAAGTTATCTCGGTAGTAATCAATAGGTTTGTTATAGCTTTTTGCTAAACGCTTTTGAATAAACTCAGGATTACTAAATGCACCTTCTTGGGCTTCAAGATAAGCTTCGAATGCACCACGATCACCTGCATCTCTTAAACTCTGTGCTTCACGCAGGATCCTACGTTTTTTAAGAGGAGTAGCACGTACTTGATCAAGGGCGTAATCTTGAAGCTCTTCTTCCCTTGGTGTCAAGCCGTATTCAAGAGGCTCACCGCCGCCGCCAAATAACCCGCCAAGGCCACCAAGTAGGCCACCTGCAGCCGCACCCCAGGGGCCAAGCGACATGCCTGCTAACGCACCACTAGAGGCACCACTTAACCCACCCTGCCAAGACATAATGAACTACGCTCTCTTTCTTATTATTTTAAAGTGTTAACACTTAGGCGAGGAAACCGGCAAGCTGTCCGTACTGACCAATTGACGCAGGTGTGAGTCCACGTGCTCTGTATTCTTGTCGAAGATTTGGATCATTGGCACGAAGCTTGGCAATAGTGCGAGGAACTCTAAGTCGATTTGTAATATCTAAATTGTTTTCATATAAAGCAGATCCCCAGTCGGCATCCCGTTTGTCTGCCATGAAGTCAAGATAATCTTGACCTGCCTGTGTTCCTTGTGCATTGCCAAGTTGATTAAGGAGTGTATTGGCAATGCCACCAACAGCTTGCATGCCACCCCAAGAACCTAATCCACCTGCGCCAGGTGCGCTGCCAAACGCGGCTTGTCCTGCTGCGGACCCATCAATACTGGGGAATGAACCAAATGTACCCGCTGGTATATCAGCATTAAAAGCTGGAAGATTAAGTTGATCGGGTTTTGGGAAAGAATATTTTCCAGCTAGATCAAAATTACCAAACGTACCGGCTGGAATATTGGTGTGCCAATAAGACATTTTATTTTTCCTTAGACGTTAAAATTAATTCTACTGCTAAAGGGTTTGGAAGCCGTATTGCTATTTTGCATGGCTTGAATAACTGGATTAATAAAGTCAAACTTACGCGCCATTGCTTCACCATATCGGTCAGGCATCTTCAGTACATTGGCAAAGATGTGACCCTTCATCGCACGTTCAGATGCTTTATCAGCCAGTTGATTCATAGGATCAACATAGGCTTGTGCTTGTAATGCAATAACACGTGGATCATTGGCAAGCATTGTTTGTACTTGTTGATCCTTGATTAATTTAGAAAATACAGAGGTTGGATCTTTAGGATCAAACGAGTCACCTCCACCGTACTGCGTTTGGTACTCCTTAACAATATCTGCATAGCTACCAGCAAGATTTGGATTGCCTGTTGCTTCTCCTGAAGTAGAACGCCAATCACCATAAGGCTGGTTCATGAAACCACCTTGGCCTCCTCCACCAAATAACCCACCAAAAAATCCTGCCATTGTTCGTACCTATCAGAAACTAATATTGGGGGCTTGAAGGACTGCGTTGGCGTATGGTGCAGCAGTCATCATTTGACGCAAGTTGGCACCAGCATTGGCCTGTGCTCCAAGAGCAAGCTTGCCTGTTGTTGCCATGCTACCGAGCATCGCAAAGTTTGCTCCCATGCTGTTCATAATTTGCTGCTGGCGCACAACATCATTATTGCGTTGTTGCTCCAACATCGGGAACATCGCCTGCATGTGAGTGCGTTCTTGTTCCAAAGCATGGGCCAACATGTCTTTAGCGCCAGAGTTAGCTGCATTCATCAATGCAACATTGCCTTCAAGGCCTACTTTCTGGAGTTGTTCAATGCGACCTAATTGAGTAGACAGTGCATTAGGATCGCCTTCACCGGTTTCCCGTTGACGTTGTTTTTGTACTGTCTTACCAACTAACTCTTGCGCACCGATGCCAAGTAATGGAGCTGCTAACTGAAGAGCGGCGCCTTTGCCACCACCTAAAGCACGTCCTGCCGCACGTGTTAAATAAGTAGCACCTAAGCCTGCTCCTGCTCCTGCTGCAACTGCTTGTGCGGATTGCCCTTCAGTGTAATCTTGGAAGGCACCAAGTGCAGGTGCTAAGTAACCTAAACGGCCAAGATTACGAGTTACAGCTTCTTTGTTAAGTTCACCACCAAACAAATTACCTAAACTATTTAATGCACCGCCGCGTGCATTGGGATTCGATGGGTCGTTAGGAGGATTGTTCCGCCGGAATAGAACTTTGTCCACCACCACGGCGAGTTTGCTCTGCCAACTCTACTTGAGTGCCTGTAATAGGACGCCTTACATCACCAGTCTCGTTACCACGGGCACCCATCGCCGGAATAGAACTTTGTCCACCACCGCGACCACCCGACTGTGTAATGCGTGTGTCTTCAGTTGTACCAGTAATACGTGGATCATTCGGAGTATCACCGGTAATCAGGATATTGTTTGCAGTCGTATTAGGAGCACCACCTTGAAATAACCCAGCAATGCCTTGGCCTGCTGCGCCAAGAGCTGCCATCACTTGGGCAATTGCATCTGAAGCAAAATTTTGAGCTTCCTGTTGATTGAAACGAGAAGCGTTGCCACGACGTGAATAATTCTCGTTGTAGTCTCCGCCACTACCTGTTATTAATGCCATGTTTACGACTATCTGTTATCAGCTAATTCTATCACTGCATTTCTTCTGAATATTCAGTGACTGTTGGTAACTTAGGACGATTAGCTTGTGCAATAGCGGCGTTAACTGCCGCGCCTACTGCAGCGCCAGCAAGTGCACCTGTTGCTCCACCGATCAAACCACGGCGTGTTAATCCGCTGCGCACCGTTTCAGTTGTATGTGAACGATAGCCTTTACCTGGTACTTGTTTAGACGGTGTGTTGCGAATACCTGCAGCTAAACCAGCAAGACCACCAAGAGCAGTCGTCGCGGTTGCAATGTTAACTGGATAGCCAAGCATACGAGCTTCTGGAATTCCTTCCAAGTTTTCAGGAGTTACTTTTAAGAGTCCCATGAAGCCGCTATCTTGGTAGTAATTCTGCATGAAGTTTGCATAACGTTCTGGCGTCAAGCTTGGGATTTCTGCTTTTGCAGTTTCATATTTTAAAGGCGCGCCTTGACGACCAAGGAAGAAACGATCGAATAATTCTTGGACTGGTTGTTCTGTTTCTCTGCGGTCATCTGCACCTTCAGGTGAATACGTTTGTGCGTACCCAGTGGCACGGAAGGCTTGGCCTGGGTTAAGAATATTAAAAGCACCACTCATGATTGTGGTTGGGATCGCCACACTTGCAGCCATCAACCCGGTTTTTGTTTTACCTAAATCGCGGTACGCATCTTTACCAACCACCGCTTTCATTGTGTTTTCAATACCAGTATCCAATATTGCTAATGGGTGGTTGTAACGCCAATACACACCCCTTGTACCGTCATTAGTTAAATCAGTCGCTAAGCGTGTACCAAAAGCTCCAATGGCTTGGATGGGTGTTTCTTTTAAGCTAACACCTTGAGCACGCAAAGCTTTGTGATATTTACCAGCAACATTTAATACGCTTGGATAAACTTCTTCCGCAATACGTGTAGCTTTTTCGCTCTTGCGTGCACCTTCTTTTAATGCTTGAGAAGTATTTGATAGTAGTTGCTGAAACCGATTTGGATTAGACACCGGCTATGCTCCCCATCATTTGTTGAATGTCGCCTAAGTTGGCGTTAACTCTTGTGTTAAACATCTCATCACGCATTGACTGACTGTTGGGCAAGCCATACGATTGGAACATAGTGCCAGGTGCATAACGACCTGCTAAATCATTTGCATGGTTAATGATCTCACGTTGTTTATTTTGTTGGAGGATTGTAAGAATTTGTTCGTCAGATAACTGGGCTAACTCCTCGCCCGTCATCTTAGTTAAATCAATATTGTTTGGATCAATATTCTGTTGTGTTCGTTGTGTCTGTTGTTGTGCGTCTTGTCCGGTTGATTGGAAACCATTAAATAAAGACGGACGACCAAGGGCTGCGCTAACTAAATTACCTGCACCAATAGCGCCCACAACATTGGCTGGAGTCTCCCACCCACTGCCTTGATATTGTTTAGTTACTTCGCCGGTTTTTAAATCTTTGATTTCTACATTTCTACCGGGTTTAAGTGCACGTACTCCAGCTACTGCACCCGCTGATCCCAATACGTCAGCAGCACCATAAAGCAAAGCCGCTGGCAATGAATCACCCGTCGCTAAACTAAGACCCGCACTAATACCTCCGCTTGCCAAGCCTGGGCGAAGCGCCTCGAGCAATCCTTGGAATAGCTTTCCCTTGGCCATTGGAATATAGTTTTCTTTTATTATAAAGCGTTAGGCCTTGGACTCTTTTTCATCTTTGTCTTCTTTCTTGTTCGCAAGAAGTTGTGCAACTGATTTGTTATCATCTACTTCGTTCTTTGCTTTGGCTTCTGCTTGTGCCATCAGTCGTCCTTTGGGATCAGGATTTGCAAATGATGGCATTGGGTTCTCACTACGTTCCTCTACCGTAGGACTCAACGCATACATTTCTTTCCACATCGGATTGTAATCTGGTTGATCTTCTGGAGTTTGTTTAGTATTAGGACGACCGGTATCAAAGTTATAGTCGCGTTGGCGATTAAAAGGTTTACCGATACCAGCGAACACTTCATTAGGGATTACACGACCTTCTTCGTCTTGTTTAAATTCAATAAACCCAAGACCTGGGTTTAATCGCTGCTTTCGTGCTGAGATATTTTTCCTGATGTCAGTTTCGGTAAAACGACCAGGAGAGAACGGTGTCTCAAAACTATCTGCAGGAATAGTAAAGAGATCTGCGTAGCTTAGATTTTTCTTTTTCTCAAAGATATCTTTTGTAAAGTCAATGTAACGCTGGGGTTCATTCTTGGAAAAGTAGTCACTCCCATGCCCAGCAAGGCGTGAATCTCGTGCCATTAATCTTCCTCAGCTTTACGATACTTTTTCTTTTTCAATGATACTAAAGTCTTTCGCAAGTTTGCTTGTTTAACGGTGGACTTATCGTAATCCTCTGGATTGGCAAGTACGTTTTCTTGTAACTGCGCAGTGGTAATTCCTTTTTTAGCTGCTTTCTTGGTGAACGCACCCTTTTTAATTTCAGCCTTGTCAATCCAGTTTTTGTCTTTTTTCTTTTTATCAGCCATGATTAAACTCCTTCAGATAATTGCCGTAAAAGTGCTAAGATCAGTATCCCATAAGCCCCAGACGTGGTTGATTGGGATTTAAACGATTCCGCAGATTGATTTGTTTGATAGTCAAATTAGTAATAGGTCCGGCAACATTTTCCCTTTCAGGCTCAGGGAAAAAGCCTGGTTGATAAACTTCTGCGTTTAAACGATTTGGACCAACATTCCTAAACTGCGGTTCAGCACGTACTGGGCCTTGCATTTGAGGTGTTGGTTGACCTGCCGATAAAGCCAGTGGCAACTGATATTCTTCGGTTGCCAGGATATTAGGCTGAATGACTACAGGAGAACTTGCAGGCATTGCACGCTCTCGTTGCATTCTGGCCATGTAATTTGCAAGGTTAGTTGCGTAGACATCTGCTTCGGTAGTACGTGCACGTGCAATAGGCGGAACAACGTTAGAAGGGAAAGCAAGCTGTGTCGGTTCCAAGTTGCGTACGGTTGGTTCCGGTGTTGGTGCTACTGGACGATTAGATAACAGAGTTGATGGTCCAGAAGTACGTGCGGAAGAAGGTAGCTGTTTATTGGCTCTACGTGCTAATTCATTTAATGCTACTCCGGTCATAGCATCGGCAACATCTCGTGGATATTTGGCATACACACCTTGAACAGCACGGCTCATATCAATTGCATCTCGTGCTTGTTGTGTCGGTTCTTGTGTGTACTTATAGGCTTGTGGATCTTCGTACGAACTTGGATAAGTAAAGAATTTAGTAACAGGATTACCTTGTTCATCAACTTCAACTTTACGTACACGATGCACAGGTAAAGCGGATTCGGTAGCAGTTGGTGGACGGTTAGCTGCTTCTGTATACTCGCCTTGTTTGGACATTGCAGCAGTACCATACTCGGCAAGTTCAGGCCCATAGATACCAATAGATGCCCTGGTATCTAATCCGGCAACACCACCGCGTCCACGTACGTTTACATCCGCACCCATCCGCTTACCTGCCAGTTTCTGAACATTTGTTTCACCTGTATCAACATTGACATTGGGAAGAAGAATACGTTCACCGGTATCAGGGTCAATGCCAAGATCACCACCAATATTTACAACAGACTTAGCGCGTCCACCAGAGAGAAGACCACCTGGTACAATTTCGAGTTGCTCTTGTGAAATGTAATTACCAACCGGACGTCCACGCTCAATATTAGAAAGCTCACCTTCTTCAACGACCATATTGTCAGGTGCCGTGAGAACAGGGCGAACGACAATACCTTCTTCAACGCCACCCATCAGTTTCTGAGGAACGGCAGCCCTTCGAATGTTACGTGCGGTTGCTTTCTCTGCACCAGCGAGGCGACGCTCACTCATCTCGTAATTACGCAACGTTTCGTTAATACGTGCGTCAAGTTCATCTTGAAGATCTAAAGCAACTTCACGTCCACGACTCGCTGTTAAGTAGGCGTCACGTTCTTGCGGACTAGAGAAAGACCTACGTTGTTCGCCCAGGTCAACAACATCAGCTTGTAAGGCTGCATCACGTGCAACTAAGTTGTCAAGCTCAGTAGCTAAACCAATTTGATTACGTGTTTCTTGTAAACGAATATTACCAAGCCAATCTTTATAGCCTTCAACTTTATTTGCTAAGTTTTGTGCAGTATCTTCCATGTACACACCTTCTTTCAAGGATGATACAGGGAATTGTTCTCCAGCAATCGTAACGGTTCCTTCGTTTAAGTTTTCGAAGAACTGCTCGTTACCTGCTGCGCCAAGTTTAAGTGCGTTACGACGTCTTGTAGCTTTAGGATCTTCTCGCCATGCTTCAGGACCAAACGCCTCGGCTAATTGGGTTTCTAAGCGCCCAGGGGTACCTGCGTCTGCCATCATCTTCTCGCGTCGTTGCTGGAGAAAACGTGCTGCCGAACTTTGTCCTAGGTCTGCACCAGGGGCTGTTTGTAGTTCGATAGTGCCGCCAGGAGCAAGGCCCGTACGTGCAGGGCGTACGCCTCCAAACTTAAAGCGTTCTCCGGTGCGGAGGTCGTAGCCAATACCTTCAGCCTGATCAATGGGCAGACCATCAGGTAATAATTTGGCGACTGTGTTAATTGCTACGTCACTTTCAACACCAGACCATTCGCTGGGATTAGATCCCATCATTGCCTTATAGTCGGCATCAGCTTGTGCATTCAATTGAGCAATTTGGTTTTTATCCAGGTCTTCGTTACGTGAGAGTTGTTGCCACACACGACCTGTTTGTTGTGCAGCACCAGATTCAACTGCGTCTGTTGCTTGGTTCTGTACTGCAGGATTACCACCAAAAGCACGTTGGAATTGTTCAAAGCGTGCTTCTTCTGCTTGCTCCAAAGTAAACCCAGTGCTTGCAAGAACTTGCCTTCCAATCTGTTCGTCTTCTAAAGCGGCTTGACGAATTGATTCTTTTGGATGCGACGAAAGCGGATTCTTGAGATAAAACTCTCTTCCATTATCGTCCATAAGCATAAGTTCATTATCATATGGATTTCCTGTCAATACATAACCTTGATTACCCAAACCCTTGTGGAAGTCAAGGAATTTACCCTGTGGCTGAGCACGGGTTGTTACTTGAACAGGAGCAGGAGATTGCGACTCTAAAACGTTAAGATCCACAGTTGCCATTGGAATGGCTGGTCGATCTGATAATGAAGACGCAAATAAACTTCCTTGTGCAGGTGTTGCAGACAATGGGCGAGATGGTGCCTGCATAATAAATTCACCTGTGTCTTCTGCTAAAGCATTAATAGGCGAACGTAATGCCATCAAAGTTCCTTGTGTGCCAGGGATTTCAAGTTGGTATGTGCCTTTACGATTTTCTGCTGCTTGCAATAAATTTTTAGTTGCTGCTTGACGGCGTGCATCTGCTACCTTCCTTGATACCATCTCTTTAGGATCCGGGCGATAAGGTACGTATTCTTCTTCAAAACCTAAGTCTTTACCAGATGTAAGACGATTGGCAAAATTAGTAGGTGTAGTTGGCGGTACACTCGGAGGAACATTTGAGTATTGCTCCGGTGCATGTGGAGCAACTGGTCTTGGATTCTCAGTTACACCACGATTGCCCGTAACACGAGCAGAACGTGACGGTGGAATATCAACAAGTCCAAAATCACCGGTACGTCGTGCGCCAAGATCAGTCATTTGTACACCACGGGGGCGTTCATTGCGTGCAGCACGTGTTAATGCCTCTGCCGCCGCACCTTTTCCCTTGAGGTTACGTAATGCGTAGTAGCCACCAGCTCCAGTGAGGGCACCTAAGCCAAGAAGGCCGGCCATTCCCAAGAGATTAGGACCTTCATTCCGTGATTCGCCGTAATATTCCGCCATGTGAGTCCTATCGTCTGATATTTCTATGATATCTGTATTTTAAGGTGCAAAATTCAAGAAATAACAACGTACGTTAGACTATATACAAGAAAAGTACCAAGAAATCAATGGATCCGGTAGACAGAATGCAACGTGCCGTAGCAATGCGTGCCATTGCAAGTAAAACGGCGGATTTAGAGAAGGCAGGTGCTGATCCTGTTACGGTAAAAACGTTTTCTTCGGGTGCATTGC